ATTATGTATTCGGGATGCAAAAGTTACCGATCAAGGTGATCGCCTTAGTATTACATACGACAATCCGCAGAGTGATATTAATACGGTAAATATTAAAAATTGTATTAATGTACAACAATTTTTTAATGAGCTATCTTTATTAAATCGTTCTGTATTAAATTCTTAATAACATATTTAAATTTCATCACACGATAATGTGTGATGGAACTTTACTTTACATGCAATATTATTGGTAATTAAATGTATTTACAATCTATTTCAATTAAGAATGTTTTATCTTATGGTGAACGACCAATCGTTTATTATTTTGATAGACACAATATTAATATGATTACAGCAAAAAATGGTAGCGGTAAATCTTCTATTATTGATGCATTAACATTAGGTCTGTATAATAAATCTTTCCGTGAAATCAAAAAAGATTTACTTATTAACTCAACAAATAAAAAGAACGCTTTAATTGAAATCAGACTCATTGGTAATAATGGCAAAAATGTTTTAGTCCGTCGTGGATTAAAGCCTAATATTTTTGAAATTTATGAAGACGATGTGTTAGTAAATCAAAACGCCGAATCTAAAGATTATCAAGCTTATTTGGAAACAAATATCTTAGGAATGAATTTCATTACATTCATTCAAACAGTTATTATTTCAAAAACTCGATATACACCTTTTATGCGTTTAAAAGCAGCCGAACGCCGAGCATTCGTAGAAAGTGTTCTTAATATTGAAATCTTTGGTGATATGCTTAAGCTGCAAGCTAAAAAAGTAACATGCTTAAAGAATGAAGAAATTGAACTAAAAAGCGATATTAAATTATATAACAATGATTTATCAAATAAAGTTGAATCATTGAAGCGTGTAAAATCTATTATTGCTCAAATACAAAAAGATTCAGCTGACGGTATTAAAGCCGAAATTGATTCATTGACAAATAAGATTGACGTGTTAAATGAATCCAATACAGATTTAAAATCAAAGCTTGACACAACAGACTATTCTGCTGATGTTAACAAATATAATTTACTTGGCAATAAATTAATTGAAATTAAATCTCGAATTGACTCTATTGACCGGGATATTAAAAAATCTGAAAAGACGTCTGATACATGTCATGTATGTGGTAGCCCAATGGATATTTCACATATACAAAAACATATTGATGATTTAACGGCATCTCGTCAAACTCAAGAAACTTTATATGAAAAGGTTAAATCAGCAGTATTAGAATTAAAGCCCGTATTTGACGCATATCAATCCCAATCGGATTTTAACCGTAACCTTACGTTTAATATAGAATCTAACAATCGGATGATCCGGGACCACCAGGCGAGCATTACGACACTTAAAAACAAGAAAGTTGACACAAGCCAATATGATATTGAAGTTGATACTTTAAAATCTTCTATTATTAGTTTAAAAACAACTATTGATAATGCACAAAATCATTATCAAAACCTTGTTGAAGAAATAGATAATAATGTATTTGTTCATACATTATTAAAAGACACTGGTATTAAGTCTTCTATTATTCAAAATAATATTCCGACTATTAATAAGATTATCAATGACTATTTACATCATTTTGGATTCTTTATTAATTTCGAATTGGATTCTGAATTTGATGAAACTATATATGTGCAAGGTTTAAGTACACTCACATATAATAATTTTAGTGAAGGTGAAAAGCTTCGAGTTGACTTGGCATTAATTTTGGCGTGGCGTGAATTATCATTAATGCAAAGTGGTATGGCTTGTAATTTATTATTCTTTGATGAGATTACTGATGCAAGTATGGATGCTGAAGGTGTTGAATTATTCAGTAAAGCATTGAATTCATTAAAAAATACACATACTTGGATTATCACACACACACCTGAAAAATTAGAAAACTATGTTCGTGGATTAATTTGCTTAGATAAAGTTGATGGTTTTACAGTCATTCAGCAAAATAAATAAGCTGTACGCGCACTGTTTTTGTTTATTTATATTTTATATTTGCTATAATTTGTTTATACCAAATAAGTGAGGTTAATATGCAACAGGAAACATTAACTGTTTTAAAAAATTTTTCGTCAATTAATAAATCTATTCGTATTACAAATGGAAATATTTTAACGATTTTTAATTCTTCAGTTCCATTATACGCACGTGCAACAGTTCCTGATAATTTTCCTAAATCATTTTCAATTTATGATTTAAATCAATGGCTCGCTACATTATCTTTATTTGATGATCCAGATATTTCATTTGAAGATAAACAAATGGTTATTAATGGCGGTCGCATGAATGCAAAATACCGCTATAGTGCACCAGCTGTTACAGCCGATCAACCAACACAAGATATCGAAATTCCAGAAACAATTTCTTCGTGCTTTTAACAGTAATGCTAAAGGTGAAGCGATTGATAACGAATATACTTCTGCAATTGAAAATGTTACGTTTGAAGATGAAAGTATTCTACAAACAGTAAAAATTAAAGTTGATGCGCTTCGTCTATTACCGTTAGATTATAAAGTATCAATTACAGAAAAAGCTACTGTATTTGAAAGCGTTGATGGCGTCATTAAATATGTTGCTGGCTTAATTGTTCAATAAAGCTTAACTCTATTATTAAATTTCAAAGGCATTTATAAAATGGATATGGATTTTTATACACTAGATTCCGCTGATGATAATGTAACACCAATTTATTATGTAGGGGCTGATACATTATTTGCCCCTGATAATAGCGGGATTATTAAAGAAGGGTTTCCTATTTTTAGTAATCTTTTTGGTGAATCATACGGATGTATTTCATTTGATCAAGAAACTTTAAAGTTTGAAGATACTATTATTAAAGGTATTGCACATTGGGAAAATGCACCACTATTTGAAATTAAAACAACTGGTGGACGTATTCTAAATGTATCAGCACAACAATTAATCATGTGTGTAAATAGTGATTATAGTGACACTGATCAATATGATCAATTTTATGAAGCATCTATTGCTAATGGTTTAGATGAAACTACATCTATAATTATTAAAGATGGTGAATCATATAAAATTGATGGTGTTCTTGAAGTTAATTTCATTGGTGAAAAGCCTGTATATTATGTTTTGTCCCGCGATAATAATTTCGTATTGGCAAATGGCGCCGTATTAATTAATTACTAATTGAGCAAACATGACAAATGAGTTAATCTGGGTTGAATCATTTCGCCCACGTAGTCTAAATGAGTGCATTTTACCTGAACGTATTAAGTCCTCATTTAGAAAAATGATTGAAACAAATAATATTCAAAATTACGCAGCGGTCGGTAATGCAGGTTCTGGTAAAACTTCATCAGCTCGCGCTTTGTGTGAACAACTTAATATTGAATATATCGTAATTAACATGTCAAACGAATCTGGTATTGATACAGTACGTACAAAGATTGTAAACTTTGCAAGTTCAATGTCTTTTACATCTACGTATAAAGTAATCATCCTTGATGAATTTGATTATGCTAATAAAAACTCTGCGCAACCGGCTTTACGTGGAATTATTGAAGAGTTCCAAAAGAACTGTCGATTTATTATTACTGCAAACTTTAAGAACAAGATTATTGATCCATTATTTTCACGATGCCCGATCATTGATTTTGAATTTACTCCAGAAGAACGTTCTGAGATGCTAATTCAATTTATTAAACGAGTTGAATCGATTTTAACTGAATTAACAATTTCGTATGATCGTAAAGAATTAGCTATGTTCTGCAAAGCTAATTTCCCAGACTTCCGCCGCACACTGAATATTCTTCAGATGAATGCTAAGAATGGTGAATTACAATTTAGCAGTCTTGGTTCTAATTCAACTGAAAAAATTAAAGAATTAATTGCATGTTTACGATCAGAAGATTTTTGGCTTGTAAAAGAATGGGTTACTAATAATACTCAGGGCAATGACGGTCACTTAATTCGACGTGCAATTTATGACAATCTAAAAGAATATATTGAAGGATCAACAATTCCGAGCGCGGTTTTATTGCTAAATCAATATGATTATCGTGAAGCGCATGTAGTTGACAAAGAAATTAATATGGTTAGTTTTTTAGTTGATTTAATGCTGTCAGTAAAATTTAAAGGATAATGAATGAGCGATAAGCTTAGTCCCTTTGATTACATCAACATGATTAACAATAAAACAGGAATTCCTGAAAATTTAGAAGGTTATGAATCTTTTATTGTTAATCGTAATTTCTCACATATGGCAGATTTAATCTTGTATGTAAATGAAATAAACGTTGATTGTGATAAGCAATTAAATTTTGATTTTTATTATTATCTTTTATCTAAAAAGAAAAGATATGGTAAGTGGTCAAAAAAACAGAAAGAAAATTCTGCAAAAAAAGAGACCCTAAATAATATCATTGAACACTATAGCTGTTCAATGAGTAAAGCGCAAGAAATATATGATGTTCTTGAATCTAATAAATTGTTAAAAGAATTTGCCGTATTAACAGATAAGGGCGGCAAATAAGTTATATAACCGGAATTAATTATGACACACAAAATCAGCTTAACCACTCTTAAATCTAAACTTAATAACAGCAGCGAATATTTCCCATATAAACTGAATATTAATAGTTCTGTAGATTCATTTTTAAAAATTCGTGAAACACTTACTCGTGTTGGGCGTCTTCAAAATAATTCTAAAAGTGGTAAAGAATCTTTATGGCAGGTATGTCATATCGTTCAAGATGAAGATAATGGCGATTGTTACCTAGTTCATTTTAAACATTTATATTTGCTATCAGATATGGATGATAAAACTGAATTTAATGAACAAGATTTTTCTCAAATGACATATATAGCGTCACTACTGGAAAAATGGGGCCTTGCTACGTATAATGAGCCTCTACAAGAAGTAAACACACGCTGCAATATTAGTATTATTCCATTCTCACGTAAAAAAGAAGTTCTATTACGTAAGAAATTTTATTTGAAAAAAGATGCTGAATAACAGCATCTCCACTTAAAAGAGCTTAAATATATGAAAACCATTACATATGCAGAACTAGTTAAAAAATTTGAATCTTTGCCAGAAGGTACAACAATTATCATTGATGGATGTGAACACCGAGTTCTAACCAATATACATGACGATTGCATATTTCTAGTTAAATCAGACGATGAAAGTAAATCATTCCATATATTTTACGATGAAATTGACCCCGAAACAGACGACTTTACAATAGTAGGAAATTAAACATATGTCTGAAGATATTAAATATGCCGATGAAGCGGTAACTGAGCAGCAACAAGAAGTATTAGATACTGAATCAACAGAACAAGCATCTGTTAAGAAAAAAGGGCGTGCTGCTAAAAATACATTAGCTGTAGATAGCGATCCGACAGAAACAGCTAATGAAAAAGAAGCAGTAGATGCGACTTTGGGTATTTTCAAATTACAGGCGGAAGCGGTAATCCCTGAATTTAAAACTGAAGAATCAGCTTGCTTTGATTTATCAGCTGTACTATTAACTGATGATCAAGTTAAAATTGTAACTCACGGACAATCAGTAACAACTCGCCGCGTTACTGATAAAGGTATTGCAATTCATCAAGGTGATCGCTTACTCGTTCCAACAGGTTTAGCATTTGATATTCCACAAGGCTATTGCTTAGAAATTTATCCACGTAGTGGTATTTCATTTAGTCGCGGTATTTCTTTGAATAACTGTACTGCAATTATTGATTCTGATTATGTGGAAGAAGTATTTGTTTCAGTAAGCAATAACGGCGGATCACAATATATTCAGCACGGTGAACGAATTGCGCAAGCGAAACTTGTAAAATTGGTTAGTACCGAAGTTAAAGTATTAACTGAAAAACCTCAACAAAAAACAAGCCGTAAAGGTGGATTCGGTAGCACCGGTTCTAAATAATATTTCACAACTTGATCATATAAACGTTTATATGATCAATCTATTAAACTTTTAAATAAAACTTATTGGAATTTATAAAATGTCTATTAAAATCTTATTCACTAAATCTTTTGGCCAACTTATTGCGGACGTTGAAGAACGCATTGAAGGCGGATATGATCTTAAAAATCCTTGCGTGATTCAAATTTCACAAGGTCAACTAGGTCTTATCCCACTTCTTGGTACCGTGAAAGAAGATGTATTATCTATCCCTGAATCTGAAGCATTCGGCGGTTTATTTGAGCCTGAAGAAACTATTTATAACCATTATAATAGTCAATTCGGTAGCGGTATTGTCCTCTCTACACAGCCTTTA